CGGCAGAGTGATGAACTCCTGCTCCTGGGTGGGTGCGCCAGCACCGCACACGGGAACATTCTCCGCAATGACATCCACCGCAAACGGGCGGCAAGTGTCGGGATCGCTGCTGATCCAAGTCGCAGCATTGTTCTGGTTCTTGAGGACATCCTCAACGGTCGGCGGGACACCCGCCGAATCCGTGTTGCCAGTGATGAACTCCCACAGGAGATCGAACGAGACGTCCATAGGGACTTCGTCGCCCTCACGAACCTCATCGATTCGACCGCGATCGAGCGTGTACTCGATGGTGCGGTTCTCGCTGTAGGTAAGGTTTCCCTCACCGACCTTGATGACAATTTCATTTGCAGTCGGCGTCGTGCCATCCTGCATCTTCAGTTCAGTGTTCTTGATGTCGATTTGGGCGAACACCGGAACCCAAAGTTTCGTAAACATGTTTGTGTTTCCTTAGGAGGTCTGGAGGTACATTCTGTAATGTCCCTCGACTGATGCCTGCATCAATTTGGTTTGCTTGTCAATTTGTCCGAAGTGATTGATTTCAACGAAATCTCGTGTCTCCCTGTTTTGCAACAACTGGAGACACCCCACAAAAGACTGATCATCATCGGGGCCGGAGCCCTTCTTATACACGGGAATACCCTTGTCGAAGGCGGCCGCCGCTACACCAACATTTTGGTGAATTCTGTGATAGTTCGTATCGTTCATCGCAGACTGAACAATGATATTGATCTCTAACCCGAATACAAAGCAGCCCTTACTGACCTCACGTAAGGTAGGACCATCGGTCCGCAACTCGAAGAAGTCTTTCTCCAAGCGTGTGTCACGATGCTGGCCTTCAATAAACAACGGAATACTTTCCGCTGATGCTGCATCAAGAAAGTGCTTACTAACTGATGCGAAGATCCATCTTGGCCAATTCTTGTCTTTCATAGCTACGGTCCAACAGGTGTGCTGTTGTCAATTTCCTGAACTCGGAACAGGAAACCTTTTTGTTGCTCCAAAGAGTCGATAGACTCCAACTCGTATCGCTTGCCGTCAAATTCGATGTGGTCGTTCATAGTCGGTTCAAAAGTTTTAGGGACATCCTTTGCGTCAACAATGATGGTCCGCTTCTTCCTATCAAAGAGTGCGCCACCAACAAAGTTGTTATTCGCCGCAATGAAGGTAAGGTCATAGATAAAACTACGATCAGCTTTATCGGGTAAGACGATTGCTCGTCTAATAGCAAAGGTAGTATACGTTAGTGTAATATCTCCCGTTTCGACATCGTTAATAGGACTAGCAGGCTGATAGATTGTCGCCCTCAACCCATACTGGCGCTTCAGACGGTAAAGGATGACCGTGATCTGCCTTAGTACGTTTTGAAATGCCATTAGAGCTCCAGAGAGGTTCGGGCAGGCCCCCGAAGGGGCCCACCCTTACCCTTCACCGTTTACGCGAGCATCACCGCGCCGAGAGCCACATCGAGAACCTTCACGCCACAGAGGAGGTCGCAGGTGACCAAGTGGCCCTGCTTCTCGCCGTCGTACGTCATGACGACGCGCATCGACAGGCCGTTGAAGTTGGCAACGAAGGACAGAGCCCCCGTACCAGCAGCCGGAGCTGCCAACGGACGAGTCACGAGCGCAAGCGCCTGACGGTGGAACGCGAAGTTGTAGTTCCCGGCGGGGCCGGGAGCCACGAAGTGATCATCCACCGCCGCGACCTCGAGGGGCCGGTTGAGCAGCAGAGCCGTGGTCGTCGGAGTCGACATGGCACCGTAGGTCGGCTCAGCACCAGTCGCAACCGCCGGAGCGATACTCATGAGCTGACCCGTGTTGGGCGCGATGGCGAAGCCGTCGATGACCAGGTCCTTGGCGTACCCGAGGGCGTAGCCAGCACCGAAGTTGACCTGCCCGGGAACGTACTCGGTGATGGCGGCATCGTCCGCAACCGCCGAGGCGAGACCAGGCGTGACGGTGATCGACGTCGGAGTACCAGCACCAACCGACGAGACAACCCGCTGGGGAGTGTCGTCGCCAGCGATAGTGATCCACGAGCCGCTCTGAATCGCAGTACCAGCGACGCGACCGTCGATGGTCATGACAGTCGTACCCTTGGGGTAACCGGCCCCGAGGTTGATGGCCAGATCCGTGAGGATCGTGTTGCCACTGACACCACCCGGAACGCTGGGAGTGTTCTGGCTCATCCAGTGAAGGATGCCGTACTTGCGCCCGAGCGAACCCTCACGAAGAGCCGAACCCTCGTCACCAACCTTGTCAGCCGTCACGAACGAGTCGATGGCCAGCAAGTCAGCCTCAGTCTGAGGCGTGATGATGAGGTTACGGCCCTGCATGGGGACCTTGTTCTGGTTCAGCTTGTTGCGAACCGCGATCACCGTCTCCTTCGTCGGAGTGACGCCGAGACCACCCACCGAGTTCGAAAGGAACTGGTAGGCTTGGGTCATGACGACCTCATCCACCATCTGACCCAGCGAGAGCATGGCCGGCGCGAGGAGGTTGTCCCGCAGCGACTGGAAGCCCTTGGACTCCTCACCGTCCTTCACGAGGAAGGAAGTGTGGAGGTGCTGGTTCAGGGGCACGGCGACGTTCGGAGTCACCGCATCCTGGACCGTGACGCTGTCGGCATCCGTCTTGCGCTTACCAACGAAGTTGGCGGGCAGACGAGTGTTGACGATGTCACCGAACTGAGCGATCTGGTTCTCGAAGTCACGGTGGACGAGGTTACCCGCCACCATGTTGTTCTCCAGGAGCATGAGCCCTTCCTGAGCCCATAGTTCCGGGATGAAGGCATCCAGGTCATTCGCGAAGACCGGGACCCAAACTTTTCCAAATGTAAACATGTTTTCTCCTAGTTGAACTTTACGTCCCCTGCCTTGCGAGCCTTACGGTACGCGGCAGGGTCCTTGGCCAAATTGGCGAGGTCAGGCTTACGCCCTCCAGGTTGCGACCGCAACCCAGCCCCACCGGCACCTTCACCTCGAAAGAGGTTCAGGTACTCTTCCTCATCTTTCATCCTCTTGATCGCGTCCGCAGGGGTCAGCTCAAGAGTCTTTGGCTTTCCTTCTTTGTCTCGAGTACGGTACCGTACCTTGGGCTCGAGTCGTCCAGTCGGTTTACCTTCGTCGTCCAGCACCTCAGCGAGCTGAGTATTCGGGCCAAGAATAGCAACAATTTGTCTGGGAGAAAACGCATTGTTGGAAGCCGCAGCGTCCGTTAGGGAACGCTCAATAGTTGAATCGGTGAATTGACTTTTCCAGTAGTCGCGATCTGTTGAGAGCGCGTCTTTCTCTTCTTTGTGTTTCTTTCGAGCTTTATCAGCAGCGCGCTTGCCCTGCTCCTCTTTAGTCAATAGCTCCGTGCGGAGCTGATCGATGCGGGCATCGTACTCTTGGTTCTCCTTAGCAGTAAGGCTAGCCTTCTGCCGGATCGCCGTCGCCTCATCGATCGCTCGTTGCGTGAGCTGTTGGTGCTTCTTCTTCTCCGTCGCAAGGATCCTGTTGAGTTCCTTTTGCTGCGCGTCGTCGAATGTCACCTTACCATTCGATGCCCCATCATCCTTGGAGGCTGTGGCTGCTGCGGCTTCGTTGCCACCAGCGGCTGCTCCAGCTTCTCCGGATGATGCGTCATCGTCACCTTCGAATACGGATGTCCAAATTCGGACATGGTTGTTATAATCACCGATCACGTTAAAAACTCCACCCCGTCTTACCGGGTAATTGTTGTGCCATAGATGGCACGATTGGTTATTTGTCTTCCTCAGACACGGCCTTGTAGTAGCGCGTTCCACGGCGCTTTGTCACTTCGAGAACACGACTATTAAGATGGTCCTCAGCACTCTCTTCAACAGCAGCCTCACGGATTGAGGCCGCCAAACGGCTTTGCTCTTCAGCAGTCAGGGTTTTCTTATGGCGCTCAATGCCTACGATTGTTGCCCTGATGGCAGCATCACTTTTCACCTGAATCAGCTCCAGTTCGTGAGACCTCTCTTCGGCACGATCGGCACGCTCTTTCTCGTCACGAGCTTTGCGGTAATCAAGATACATCTTGATTGCTGCGCCAATAGCTCCAGTAATGAGTGCAATAGCTTCTGGGCTCATTTCTTCTCCAGTGCTGCCACGCGCGCCACTAGAACAGGATGACCGCTTGCCCTTTCGTGTCCATGCTGGTCCTTTTCAAGCTGAATAAGTTTACTCTCCAAGCGCCCAAGGCGCTCCTCGTTCTTCCCCATCACTGCCACGTTGACTTTGAGTTCATTCACAGCTTTTGAAAGGTCTTCAAGTTTCGTAATGAGGGAGCCAAAGAACCAGGCCCCGATCAGAAGTGCAAGGGTTGAAGCAACTTGCAAGGTCCAACCAACCACCTCCTTACGACTCATGGTGTCAGTAGTGGGTTCAATCATTCTAAGATGTCCTATGGAGTTCAACGTTCCAGGGGTCTCGCAGATACGGCTTAAGGTAAGTCCAGGCCGTAAAGCTAGGGACACCTGCCAGGAGATGAGGAGGCTTCACTGACCGATCAAATGACGATCGGACCCCACCATATCCCTGAGAAGTCATAAAGACATTTTCGAATTCCAGCTCCGGATTTACTCCATCCAGAAGAGCCAGTGCGATTTCAATAGATGCGTCCTTCACGTCCTTCGGAACAACGGTATCCGTCGCACGTGGAAATTGATTCTCCTGAGTATCGACCGTCTTGCAGCCAAGAAAATTCAAACGATCAATGATGTTCGTCGCCTGCCCGAGGGCTTTGTCCTTGTCGGCAGATGTCGCATCATCCCACGCTTCGCTGTTTAGGCGAGTAAGGAAGTAGACATCGGCTTCGGATTGTGAGGCGTAGCTAGGCATTTCCGCGTGTCCGATCTGTCTCGCTCATCTCAGTCGTCGTGTCGTTCGCTTGAGCGCGTTCTTGGCGGCCTTCCTGAGGATTATTCCCCAGGGCCGGGACGCCACGAGCCTGTGCCGTCTGAGCGACAACAATACGTGCCGCACGCTGTGCGTGATCCTTAGCAGCCCGCTCAGATTCACCCTTCGGGTAACCACGAAGCTGGGATGCCAGGTCATCTCCCACGAAACCGGCCTCGTGGTCAGAGCGAATAATCTCAGGGTCTGTGATGATCACGACAGCCTTATCAATTTCACCATGCATTGTCTGCAACTCACTGAGCGAGACCTTGTGGCCCTGCATGATGGTGATAATATCCTTAGTTGTAACCTTCTGGAACGTCTTACTCGGGACAGTGGGGAGAATCTTCCGGAGTTCTTCAGCCTCTTTCCGACGGTCCTCATCAGTCCGCATGGAATAGTTATCCGGGTACTTGACAGTTACTTCACCGCCGCCATTCTTCTCGTAGGCCCACCAGATACGGCCGATGTTCCTCTCACCGAACTCCAGCTCCAGGCCAATGTTCGCCAGCCCACCCTCAAGACCCTGGTTATCTCGATCCTTACTCTCTGCACTTGCTCGAGTAGAGCCCAGATTCGTCAGGCTCAAATTGACAAGCTGCCGGATCTCACCACGCATCGAGCCTTGGAGTTGCATACTTGCAAGCAACGGCTCAGGCGAGGGATGGATGAACCCAGGCTGATCAGCACCCATCGGGTAGCGACGACCTTGTGATACGCCGGTCTTGGCCTGCTTAGAGTTTGCCGATGCCGCATCAGATGCCGTGCCATCCTCGTCAGCCTGGCGAAGGTGAGACAGTTCCATAGCTGGATGGTACTGCTCAGTGTAGAAGGGGAAGTTGCTCTTGATCGCGTAGTTGACATCACTACTGGCTAGATTCAGGAGCCCGATCTGGTAGTCAGCCACGTCGGTCATGAGCGAGGTCTCAAGCTCAAGCAACACGAACGGGATCTCTGGGAGGTCCAAGACAATCGGATCCTCGAGGAGTGCAAGCGTCGGCTGTGCACCTTGATGAACCATCGGCCCTGCCGAGGCGGAGCCAGCCCCACGTTTAGTCAGTCCAAAGCGTGTTAGCTTCACCTGAGGCTTCCCGTCGACAGTGATCAGCTGCATGAGCCGGAAGTTTTCCTCCTCACCATCGATGAGCCCAGTCTCCTCGTGAGTTGTGAAGTCGTGGTCGCGGAGGAGCACAACGTCAAGGCGGTTCCAATCATCGTAGTGCCAGGAGAAGATGTCCTCAGCCTGGTAGTGGTACAGGTAAGGCTTGAACTTCCGCGCGTCTGCTAGACTGAGACGCTCTGTCAGGATCTGCGGCTTGTCAACGTAGACGCCAACTCTCCCCAGAACCAGCAGCTCAGGCAAAATGACTTGCCCGAGGAAGCTGTTCATGCTATTACCCTTACCATCGACGCCACGCTCAAGACCAGTTACAGCCTTGGTGTAGGAATCGGGGCCGTCTTTACGAGTGATGTCAACCATCCGCTTGAAGATAGCGTTCCGAATGTCCAGGATCGCAGCCTTGGCATGAGCGGGAACATGCGAGATTCTCTTCCGCTGGTTGAAGTCATCAGTGTCTTCACGAGTACTGAACTTCTCAAGATACTTGCTCTTGAAGAAGATGCCGCCTTCAAAGGCGAGGCGGTACTTCTGCCACTCCATGCTCATCAAAGTGTGCTGTGGATGACGAATCTTGTGTAGGTCGATCAGAGCAGGCACTAGGGAGCCCTCGAAATATCATGGGTCTGAGCGAAAGTTGCGGAGAGTTGCAGGGCAATCTCACTATAGTTACGAGCGTGAGCGTAGTGGTCCTCGCCAGTCTTCATGTAAGACGCGACAGGGTTCCCATCTTTATCAAGCTTCGTAATGCGTACCAAATTTTTCAACTGAGTTTTGTACTCAAGCGGAATATCGACAGGCAGAGTGATGCGATTGTTTCGCACCCGACCTAGCGAAAGATCAAGCCAATTAGTCCGGTCCACACTGACAGTATGTTGATCAGCAGGATGGATTGTGATTACCTTGTTACTGATCCCACGAGCGTAGAAGCAGCACTTGATATGGCCCCAGAACCTTTGAGCAAATTCAAGAGCTTTACGGCGTTCCGGATTGGCATCGATAACACAGAAGTTAATTTTATAGCGCCGCATCTTCTTGTCAAGTTCCTCAAAGTTCTTGACCTTCCCAGCGGAAAGAACCTTCGCGACTGTGGAGTCATTGATGTCCCCACCACGATAGGCCATGCGATACTCAGTGATCTCATAGTGGATCCACTTACCAACGTCAACACCCATCGTGACGAGAGAGTTGGGCGGACCGATGTCAGCCATCTTGTAGCTACTGATACAGGACGTGATGTCCGCATCGGAGATACGAGCCCCGTCAGGCTCGTGGGGCAGGCCCATCTTTGAGTTCCAGAACTCCTGCTCGTCACCAGGATTCTCTTGGCCTCTGAGGTAGGAGATCGCAATCTCATAGGGCCGCACGGTGCAGGAGTAGAGCTGATTGACGTGGAAGCCCCGGACGATTCGGTCAGTGTACTCAGAGACCCAGCGACCGGTAGAGAGCCAGTCCTGCTTGGTTTGATGATTCAGAGTACCCTTGCACTCCTTACACCTAAGGTAACTACCTCGGATGCCCTCATCAGCATAGCTATCAGCCGTAATGACCAGGCAATCGGGGAAAGTGAGCTGTGTCAGTCGCGAGCAGCAGGGGCAGTTGAAGAAGAAGTGGTCCTGGCTGGACGCCTTGAACTCCTTGTTGATGCCGTAGTCCTCGATCGTCGGCGTGCTCAGGAGGAAGGCTTGCTTCTCCATCTGGCCACTCATGCGCTCGAAGATGAGGGCAATGTTCTCTTGCACCATTTCGTCCAGCTCGTCAATGAAGACGGCTGAGACCGGAATACTCTTGAGCTGACTGCGCGAACGACTGCCGCGAAGGAACATGTTAGCTGAACCGGCTCGTTTGTGGCCGATGTTCTTAACGTCACTGAACAGTTTGCTTAAATGTGGCGACAGCTCCAGAGCGGGATCGAACCGGGCAGTGGAGAAATCACTAGCGTCGTTCGATGTCGGCATCACATAGAGGACGCTGTTGCCGTGCACGTCGATATTGAAGTAGCTCTTATTCAGAGCGACCTCGGTGAAGCAGAGCTGTGCACCCTTCTGACCAACCATCTTCTCAGCATCGCAGTCATGCATACCGCGAGCCCAAGGGTGTCGCTTAAAGCTCCACTTCCCAGGGAACGGTTGTCCCATGACGCGGTATTCCTCAGCCCATTTCGAACAAGAAGTAATGGTCTTCCTCTTCAAACCGGCGGAGATCCTTTCAGCGAGAAGTTGTTGAAGTCGGTAGGACACTAGCCCTCGGGGCTCTCTTCTAGAGCCTGCGCTACGTTGCCACTAGCCAGGTAGGGTGCAGCCGCTACGACCGCAGCCGCGCACTCGGAGCAGGGGCCACACTCGCGGGCAGGGGTCACAGCCTCCCGCCTGTGGTGAAGCGGACCCCGGAGACCGCCAGGGTCCAAATAACTAAGTCCTGTGCAGGCGTACCGTCACTGTCAAGCTCCAGGGCCATGACGACGCCGTCGCCTTCGTAATAGTCTGAGATGTCCAGCGGCCCGAACTGCATCTTGAGCTGGCGATCCTGAACTGTTCCTGTGGCTGTTGAAACTGCGAAAGTAGTGGCTGCCTTGCTCGTGAAGGTTTCAGCCGCTGTATCCGCCCTAGCTACGGGCACGACCGCGCCTCCAGAGTCAGCGATCAAGACACCACCTGATCCCAACACCAGCGCAGACAGGATCACGCTAGGGGCAACCGTAATTGGCGCTGCGCCGACGAGCGAGTAGGTCAGGTCGAAGGTCAGCGGGAAAGCCGTGCATAAGCCGTCTGGTAGGGCGAATTGAAACGAGATCGAGTCGCCGGCCCCGTTAAATAGCGCCTTCTTGATCTTGCTTGTCCAGCCTGTCGGGGCTCCACCTGACCCCACGGCAACGTTCGCGTCGGCGACCCCACCGCCGCCGATCTCGCCCCAGACATTGCCTACGCCGAACAATTGACTGCGCCACTGAGCCAGACCTTTAGCGGAGACTTGGCCTCCCGCGTTGCTATTCCAGGCAGAGGGCGAGAGTCGCTGTCGCTCAAAGACCGGCGCGGTCGTGATGGTCGAGTCAATGCGAGCGCGGACCCAGCGCCCAGTAACCCCGTTGATGGTCGTCGCAGGCCAGGTCGTCGCGCTGGAGATCGCCGGTAGAATTGCCTCGGTTGACGGCGCACGCAGAAACACAGAGTTTGCGTATACGTACTGCTCAGCATCAGATACGGCCATAACCGAGACGGGCGTCCAGTTGTTTGCCGACGACTGGATCTCAAAGATGAATGATCCACCCCCCAGAACAGCCGCGCCTGTCTGCTCGATCACGACGCCGTAGTGTCGGAGCGCAACGCCAGCCGCGTCCACTCGCGGCGTACACCAGAGGATAGAGTGCCCAGCGGTGACGCCCTGAAAAGTAAATGTGGACCCACTGCGAGATCCTGCGTCAACAGAAACGTCTACGAAGGAGCCACCGTCGTTACCTGGTGCAGCGGTGCCGTCGCTCGTGAGGACAACCTGACCCGCCGAATACGGCGCACCCTCGCCGCTGCTGATCGAAGCCCCAAGCTCGGGGAATCCGGCGACCAGGTTCGTGCCGAAGACCCGGAATGCGGCGTCTAGCTGCTGCGTTTTGGATTGCAGGAACGCCATTGAAAACGCTACGTCTACGCCAGTCGGAGGGAACGAATAGCGCCCAAGGTGCGCGGCAGTTACTTCAATAGTCGACGCTGCTGTATAGGTGCCGGCGTCTACCAAAAAGTCCAGCGTAGCCGGGAACAGCTTGCCACCAACTAGGCTGATCGAAACACCGTCGTTTTGGATGTGGACGCCGTTTGTGGCTAGTGTCCAGTTCGGCGAGAAGACCAGGACCGTAGCTGTTCCTGACACCCGCAGGCAGTCGGTCACGTTCGCATTGCCGATGTTCATGCCCTGGCTTTGGAACCGCCCTGTCCCGCCTACGAGCACAAGGGCGTCAATGTCCCCGACTGCTCCAGGCGCGTGGACATCGTCTAATGCAATTACGCCGGCATCTACTGAAATCATTGCAGAAAAGCCGCCGACTCCGAGTCGGATATTCCCTCCGACTACTTTCCCTGTGCCAGTTTTCTTGAATCCGATCCCTGCGCCGGTAGCACCGTCACCACTTAACTGGAGGTCGTAAGCGACTGCGCTGCCAGCCGTGTGCACGACTCCAATAGCCGTGGCCGAATCGGGGACAGTGATTGTGAAACCTTGCAGGTAGCTCCCGTCAGATAGCGTGATTTGCGAAATGCCGACAGCGCTGGCTGTAATCTCGGTGACCTCGAACCCTGCGTCCGAGACGAGCGAAACGCCCGCCCCGATAATCAGAGCAGCCTCGTTATAGGCACCGGGCCGCACGATGACAGCATCACCCGAGGCTGCTGCGGCCAGCGCTGCAGCTATTGTCAGGTATGGCAAATCTGCCCTATCTGGTAGCGCGGTCCCGTCGTTGCCAGCCTTGTCAACCCAGTTGATGTTGGTTGTGGTTAATGCTCCGCCGCCGCCTCCGCCAATCTCGTACTCAATGACCGTACCGGCGCTGTCCTTGCTGTAGAGGCGGCCGACTTTCGTGTAGAGCGTGACCTTCGTCGCGCCAGGCGAGCCAGGATCAGCGACCTGGTCGTGGAAAGTGAACTGGCTCATAGCTCAAGCCACACGGCGCCGTCTTCGATCGTGATAACGACTCCGTCGGCGAGCTCGGTAAGGTGGCCGAGGCGAGTGGTGCCTGCGGCAATGGTGACGTCGGCGCTGACCAGGTGAACGATCACGGGCTCTGCTGTGGAGGTGTTGATATCAGCCATGGCGCCTAGTCCTCTACCGCTTCGACGTCGGCCCCGCGAATCCTGCCCTCGGGGTCGCGCTCGATCGAGATATGTTTGTCCCCGCCCTTCATTTCCACGTTGAGTTCAACGGGGGCGGTAACGGTCACGTCTGGAGCTCGCGGCGCTTCGACGCTCAGCGAGACGTCTGGGGCCTTGGGAGCTTCGACGGTCACCGGAACCTGAACGGAGGCCGGGGTCACGGTCAGCGAGACGTCGGGGGCCTGCGAGGGCTCGACGGTCACGGGGACGGTCACGTTTACGACTGGCGGCGCTGCATTGGCCTGCAGGCTCGCGACCTCTAGCCTGTTCGCTCGCTCTGCTGAGGCCTGTTCGGCGGCGCGGCCCTCAGCCTCGCGGAGCTCGGTCGCGCGCGCGGCTGCCGCGTCGGTGACCGATCGGGCAATGAGGAAGGTTCCGAGGTCTGGCGCGAATCGCTCAAGGTAGGCAATCGCGGCTTTTGCTGGCCACGCGCCTGCCCGAACGTCAGAAACGACAGAAGCCAGGCGTCGCGCTCCCATATCTTCGTCGTCGTCACCGTCGCCGTCCTTTGAAGGGGAGCCGCCGGGGGCGGGGGTTGCAATTCCAGGCTCCCCCGACGGCTCAGGTGAGGGGTCACGCGTGATCGTCGACCGGACGTCGGGAAGGCCCGCGTCCTCGAGCAACTCGCGCTCTTTCTTGAGCTGGGCCACGATTTCGGCGAAATCGTCGCCCTGGCGGAGGGCGACGCTAGTCCGCGTGTCCAGTCCGGCGTCGATAGCGCCCATGGCGGCTTTTAGCTCCTTCTCGGGGTCAACCCATTTCCAACCGGGGGTCGTCCAAGAGTGCTGGAGGGCGTCAGGCCTGGCCGGCAGAAGGCCCTCGCGGATCCAGTTCAAGACCTTCCACTCGTAGACCTTCGTGGAATAGCCCTTGAGCGTCTTCTGGTGGCAACGCCAGACCTGCTGGGCTTGAAGCATGGACGCGCGCGCAGACGAGTAGTTCGTCTGGCTGTAGTCCATGTACGCCACCTCCAAAGGGAGGCCAAGGGCGAGACCCGCGAAGCGGCCAAGCATGCGGAGGAAATCGGGGAAGTTCGTGGTCGGCTGGGAGGGGCTGAGCGTGTGAACCTTGTCGCCGATTGCGGTCTCGTGAATCATGCCCGGCTCAATGTGCATTTTGCGCCGGCTGACACCGTCTGAGCCCTCCTCCTTTGGTAGGCCAGTCGTGCGGCGGTTCTTTTCGAACACGAGCCCGAAGCAAGCTGCCATGCGAGCTGCGACCGTCACGGCTTCAATGTTCCCCTCGATCTGCTCGAGCAGCGGCGCAATCGTTGAGAAAACGGGGATCCCGCGGGTCTGCCCGAGGCGCGTGCGGCGCGGCAGGAAAATGAAATCGGTGGCGGGGACGAGGGTATGTGGCTGGTGGCGGATCGACGAATTGATCGGATCCGGGTCGTCGACGACGAAATAGGACGTCGGCATTCCTCGCCGGTCAAGCACGATCCCGTCAACCATGCTTCCTGACGGGCCCTTAGCGAGGGCCACGCCAGTCGGTGAGCTGATCTGATCGCTTTCGACGAGTTGTATCAGCCCGTCTGACAGAAGGATTGTCCCTACGTCACCGTCGCGTAGGTGGCTGCGGAACTTCATGGCGAGGAGCTCGGACCATGTCGACATGCCGCGCACGTCTGGGGCCTGGGCCCACTCCGACCAGAGGCGCTCGCATAGAGCGTTCCAACGGGCATTCTTCGTAAGGACCTGGAGCCCGTAGCCGCAGCCTACGACGCTCTCAGTCGACCGGCTAAGCATGCTCTCAGCTAGGAAATTGTCTCGCTCTAGGTTGCGCGAGATATCGACCATGCGACGCCGGTCGAAGGTCTGCTCTAGGTGGAAGTCCGCCGCACCATGCCGGCCGCGCCTCGGGCCTATCCGCGTACTGCGGGCGGCTCGATAACTCAGTCGGTAGGCGGCTCGCCTGGCGGCCCAGCCGGGAGCGAAGAAGCCGATAGCAGAATCGAACCACTCCGACCAGGAGCGCTCGCGGGGGACCTCTCTAAGCATTAGACCGGTTCCCCGAACTCTACGACCATGTTTCCGCCGTCGGCGCCGAATCCGCGCAAGGCGAGTTCTTTGCCCACGTTGCCCAGGTCGTCGACGATATCCTTTAGCGGGGTCCGCTTCAGGCTGCGGGCACCGATCCCGTAGGATTCGGCGTTTAACACTCGCTCGTGAGCCGCAAGCAGGTTCGCCTGCATGGTCTGAAGCTGAGCGTCGGTAAGATTGCTGTAATCCACGCCGGGCATGGACCGAGGGTAGAGCGAGACGCCGCCCATTCCGACCCGCTGCCTATCCGCTTGGATAGCTATTCAGGCGGATAGGCGCTTTCTTGATCGCTGGCGCCATGGCTCTACCGTAATGGCGTGGAAGCAATCGAAGGAAGCAAGATTTCGCTAGACGCCTGCCGCGTCGAACTTCTGCGCGCCCCCGAGGGGTCGCTAAAGGTCCAGCGATTCTCAATGCTCGCTCATACCGGCGTCCCGGTCAGCCGCGGTTTCTTCGGTTCAATGGTATTCGACCTGGCCGGCATTGAGGCAGGGGCAAAGGTCCCAATCCTCATGAACCACGACGATAACCAGATCGTCGGTTTCGCCGACACGTCAAAGGTGACCGAGGACGGGCTTGTGCTCGAGGGCGTGATCTTGACCGAGGAAGAAGCTGGCGCCCGCGTTCAGCGCTTGAGCAAGAGCGGGTTTCCCTTCCAGGCCTCAATCGGTGTTCAGCCTATCAAGACGGAAGACCTCGACGCCGGTAGCAAAATAGAGCTCAACGGACAAGAGGTCAGCGGACCCGCGACGATCGTTCGCCGCGCCCGCCTCCTGGAATCGAGCTTCTTGCCTGCGGGCGCAGACGGGAATACGTCGGCAGTGGCGCTAGCCGCCAAGGGATACCGAATGGCAGACAAAGAGGGCGACGAGAAGGGCGAGGAGGGTCAAGGAACTGGATCCGAAGCCCGCGCCTTGATCAAGAAGGCCGAAGACGCTGGGTTCTCCTTGAAAGATATCGCAGCCGCAACTGACCGGACTGACGGTATCATTTCCTCGATCAAATCCGGCAAGATCAAGAACCCCCCGACCGATTTCAGAGACAAGCTCAAGCGGCTGATCGCCCAGGGCAAGAAGAAGGACGAAGACATGAGAGCCGAGCTCACGGAGTTTCTGGCCGCTTTCCCCGGCCGCGAGGGCTGGGCGGCTCACCAATTCGCCGCAGAGAAGACGTTGACCGAGGCGAAAGCCGAACTCAGCGACGTCCTCCTGGCCGAGCTCGCCACGGCTCGCGAGCAGCTCGCCGCCGCGCCGACCGCAGTCGCCGCCGCGCCGACCGCAGTCGCCGCCGACCCTGCCGCGCAGGTTGCCCTCACGGCGACTCACCCCGGCGTCGGCTTCAGTGGTGCCGCTCGGCAAGAGCCCGGCACCCCAAC